TAGAGGATAATAAACAAGATCATATGTTGGTTGTCCATTAGCCCATACAACAGATGGATTGGGATAGGTTCCAGATAAGTCACCACCTGCAGGGCCTGTTGGAGAACCTCCTCCCCCTGTGCCAACCTGTTTTACTTTTCCATACTTATCTATTACAATAAGCTTAGCAGAGTTAGCTGAGATGTTTCCATTCTTATCTATAAACTCATACATTATTGTTCTAGTATTGCTTTAACGTAATATGTTGTTCCTGCTACATCTGAAATAAATTGTATAGAGTCAGAGTTATATAAAGTATAAATATTTGTATCTTGTATGGAATCTCCCATATCTAGAGATAATTCATATATAGGAACTGTAACTAAAGAAGAATTATTGTTTATTCTATTTAAATTAAAAACATAGTTTGAACCAAGATTGTTTATAACAATGTTAGTTATAGTCAATGATGTCGTTGTACAAAATATTTTTGTACTGCCATCTGTTGCTACATTTCCTTGATATATTGCTTCCATTATTTACCTTGTCCTCTATAAAGCTTCTTATAGTTTTTACTAGTCTTTAAGCTAGAAGTTTTTGATTTAGCATGTACACCAGGACGTTTAATCTTTGGTTTAGCTATTTTTTCTACTGTGTTGGTTTGTTTTGCCATTATTTAAAATAAGTTATATTCTACAATGAATCCATACCCTGATGGATTGTTTGGTTGTACAATGTATTGTGCTCCTAAACTAAACTTAGGAAACTCTAACAATAGGGTTCCGTATAAATATGGATTAACTAATGTAGCATTTACAGTTTGAACTCCTAGATAACCATGGAGTTCAGGTTTTTTCCACCAACCAATAGCTTTATCTTGAACGGTAATGATTTCATCTTTCTTAGAAATAATACTGTCTTTTATTGCAATGATTGAGTATAGTTCAGCGTTTTGTTTTTTTAGAACATCATTCTTTTCTTGAGCAAGTGCTAAAAGTTGTTTACACACATCTCCTTTAACAAGATCTTTTACAACTTCTCTACCAACTCTTTCATCTAATACTATCTTCTTGATGGTATCTGTCTGTGAAATACTCTTGAAGCTCACTAATAGACATAGTATCAATAACCTTAATTGTGTCATGTTGTATTTGTATTAATGTTTTTTCTTTTTCAATTATAGTGCTTTCACTAACTTTTAAACTGTCAAGTTTATTCCAATGTAATTGTTCTTTTTGCTCTAACGCTTCAATCTCTTTTTCAAGACGTTGCTTTTCTTTAAGTAATTCTTCTTTTTTAATGCTATTATAAAATGAAAATAATATAAAGAGCACTATTAATACAGAAGCTAACCATTGATTTTTTAAAAATGCAATCATCCTTTTATTTGTTTATAGAATTTATTTGTTTGCACAATTCTATCTTCTAATCCATGAGTGCCACCATTAACACGTTTACTAATTTTTGTAATAGAATCAGTTGTAACAGTTGTAGCTAATGGTAATAATCCATTCTTGTTAAAAAAGAATAAAGCACTTTCAAAAAAGTATTTGTTTTTAACAAGATCAGGATTAGCTACACAATCTTCTTTAATGAATGTTGTAAATGCTTTGTAGTTATCTTTACCAGTTAATTGTAAAGCACCTCTTCCTCTAAATTTCCATCCATCACCTGATTTCTCATCACCATTACCCATTCTAGATGCATAAACTTTGTTAGCAATTTTTTCAGGTTGTCTTTCATATGCTTTAGCTAACGCTTCTGTTGGAAAGTATTTTTTGAAGATGTCTAATAATCCTTTAGCTCTATAGTTTAAATTTTCTACATCAGCTTTAAATCCTCCAGACTCATGATGACATTGTCCTAAGATATGTGCTAATTGTTCATCTGTCACTTTCCACAATTCTTTCATTTTAGCAAAGCTTGCTTTACCTAAAATACCATCAGCTGTTAATCCATTGGCAGCTTGAAATTCTGAAATCTTACTCATTATTGTTTGTTTTTAGTATATTTATCAATAGATGTAAGACCTAATGCTCCAAATGCAAATAAAGCCACAGACTCTACAAGAATATCTGAAGGTTTAATTGATTCATGACTGAATGTATTAGCAATCAAAGATGCTACAAGTGCAACAACACATAAAAGTCCTGCTACACGTTTAGATGAAACTCTATCTGTCTCATCGCTTACTAGTTCTTTCCAAAAGCCCATAATATTATTTTTTAACGGTGGTTGTTCTTCTAACTGGTTTCTTTGTTGCTGGTTTTCTTGTTCTCCTTACAGGTTTAGCTGCTTCCCTTTTTGTTTTTATGAAATCATATATCAATGTTCCTAATAAGACAAATGATAATGCTAAAACTCCAACCATGAAGTTTGAAAATGTATACATTACACCTTTCATTTCATCTGCTAACTTCTCACCTTCTGTAGACTGTAAGTCAATTAACAAATTGATGTTGTCCATTATTGGTGTTATCTTCTTTTCTATAACACCTGATTTAATTATAGAGTCTACTTCTTTTGAGTTCCTGTTGTTTTCAACATCTTTGATAATGTCTTCTATAATTTCATCAACCTCTTCTGTCTCCTCGTTTATTTTATCAATAAGTTTTTGTTCCTCAGGAACCATCTCAGTTGCAATGTATGCTGACCATACACTGTCTCTTGATTTTTTCCAATCTTTTATGTAATCAATATTACCTTTTAACTTATCAATGTTGAACTCTTTGTTTACAAAGTTTGCTTCTATGGGAGTACCATAGTAATCAAAAGCTCTCGATAACCAAGGTTGCGGTTTCAATCTATCTTCAATAATAGCATGTGCATTATCTGATATTTTTCCTTCAATCCATTTACCATAGATTGCAACTGATAACATTATTGTTGTTAATACTATTAATGAAATGTTTTTATTCATTATCTAACTGGTTTTTTTCTAACAGGTCTTTTAGCTACAGGTTTTCTGGTTGATGTAACTTTACCTTTCTTAGCATTGGATATAAACTTTGCAGGATCTTCAGAGAATGCACCTGATATTTTTGTAATTCCTTTTAATAATTCAGGTGAGTTCAATCCAACAAGTCCATATGTAATTGCTTTAATCATTGAATTAATTTCAAACTGCTCTAATATGAACCAAGATATACTTGATGCAATCATTGCAGCAGATATATTCTTGATTATTGTATTCATAGCATTCTCTTCTTCAGAAACAGCTAGTCTTGCAATCATTCCTGCAGCACCTATTAAGGTAACAATCCATCCTCCTTTTAAAAATTTTGGAATAAATCCTTCTAGATTATCCATAATATATTAGTTAATTTTGGACAATATGTTAGCAACGTATTGTAATATTGCTGCTAGTGCCAAAACTATACCAATTGTCCAGGTGAACTTCTTTTTAAACTCCTCTTGTTTTTGAAGTTTATCTTCTAGTTCTTTTATTTTTAATTTTAAATCATCAATATCTTTGACAAATCCTCCAGTTTTAGTAAGAGAATTTCCCAAGATAGCATCTACTACTTGACTTAGCTTTGTATCAATAGAGGTCATTTTCTCCTCTAGCTCAGATAAACGTTGATCCATGCTTTTAAGTTCTTTTTCTACTTGTTGTTCAAATGCTTGAGCCATGCTTTAAAATGATTTATTATTAAACACAAAATCCCCAAGCTCTTAATTGAGTGGGTTACTATTGGTTTTATATAATTGAGGAACAAATATAAATTTTATATTTTGAATAAAGAAACAATGAAAATATATTTACAGCATAATATAGCATAAGGTAAATATATTTTTAATTAGTGAACTATTTTAAGAAGATCTCCTGTACGATAGATTTGTCCAGCAACTAAGCCAGCAAATAATGCTGCAGAGTTATCAGCATACTGAGGTGTTGTTACAGGTGCTGTTAATACAAGATTCCAATCAGAAGCTCCTGTACCTACAGCTTTAGCAAAGTATAATAACTTTGTAGTTGTATTTAAATAAGTTTGTCCTAGATATGTAGCAGATGTACTAGGAGCAGTGGTACCAGTTTTTGGTACTAAGTTAGTATTTATCTTTGCTAATATAGTTGGTAGATCCTCTAAAGGATTAACGTTTATATTATTAAGATAGGGGCCATTGTATATGATGCATAAAGCATTCTCATACGTAGCACAGGTTGGGCAAATTGCAGCTGTTCTCATGTGAGCAAATTTAATTATTAATTATGTATTTTGAAAGGGGGTGTATCAAATAAATGATATAATATAGCGTTACCTACTTCTAGCTTCACCAGTAACTCTTATGCCTTGTTCTTTAGCTAGTTCTGGATATAAATAAGGAAGTAGTTCATTTTGAAATTGTGCAGCTACAGGAATCATATTAAAGAAGTATTTAGTAGGATGTGACTTCTCAATCATCTCCTCATCATCTGTTGCTTCTCCATACATTTCTTTACCTGTATACCAAAACACTTGTGTAGCTCTACTCA